GGCCGCAGCCGTTGGCCCTGTGCTTAAAGTGGTAGGCGGAGGGATAGGAACATTCACAAAATTAAGTAGCGTTATGAGCGGTGTAAGTACAGCGTTAGGCAGCCTTGGAGGGGCAGGGCTGGTTGGAAGCATTGGAAGTCTCGCTTCTATCTGTGCGCCGCTTGTGGTTGGCGTTTCTGCTGTCGGAGCCGGAATGTACGCCGCCCACGAGAATACGCAGTTGATGAAGCGATCTGTGATAGAGTCATCCGATGAAATGTCTGGAATGGAAAAGGCGCTTGCGAAACTCAATGGCGTTGAAGTGAAGTCTAGGGAAGAGTTAGAAAAACTAGGGCTTGTACATAAGGAATTCTCAGATGAAATCAGCAAGGAATTCCAGAAAGAGGTAGAAAAATCCACGGAGGCACTACAGGAATTCAGCGTATTCCTCAATGAGATTGGGTTTGATGATGTGATTTCGCAAGAGGAAAGCGCAGAATTCACAAGACGCATATCGGATATGTGCCAGGAGGCTGTTGATACCATATCTGGCAAGAAGGAAGAAAGCCAGAAGGCCTTGAAGGAATTATTTGTTGCTGACGATGAAGTAATAGATGAAAGCGAGCAGAGGGTATTAGATATACTTTCCAGGTCAAGCGATAACCAGATCAGCGAAGTGCAGAAACTACAGGATGAGATTCTGGCGATCAAGCAGGCGGCAGTAGATGAGGGAAGAGCGTTGAATGACCAGGAGGTTGCGGCAGTAGAGGAAAAGACTCAGAGAATTAAGCAGATCGAACTTGAAAATCTCGGAGGAACCCAGGAAGAAATCATGTATGCTAAGAATGAGTTTGCCGCGAGGGTCAAGAACCTGGATGCTAAGAGCGCGTCTGAATTGATGCAGGAAAAGGCGAAAGCGCGAGATGATGAAATCGTGCAGATTCAGGCGTCATATGATACTCAGATTGAAATGCTCAAGTCAAAAGCAGCAGAATGTACTGGCGCGGAGCGTGAGGAAATGGAGAAGCAGGTTGCCAATCTTGAGAGCGATAAGCAGAAGAAAATTGATAAGCAGAATGAACTCTATGACGAGTATATGAATATCATCAGGGAGAAGAACCCCGAATTGCTGGATGTGATTAACAAGTTTAACGGGGAAATACTTACGAATGAGGACAAGGCTTGTCAGGAGAGGCTCTACAATATGATGAATCATTATGACGGGCTGAACCAGATAACCGAAAGCGGATGCTATCAGATATACAATAAGGAAGCCGGAATGTGGCAGAATATGCGTGTTACGGTAGATGAAAATACTGGCGCAATTGTAGGCATATACAATGAATCTACGGCAGAATGCGGAGGATACACGGAAAAGATGGCGCAGGATGCCGAAAACATGGCACGTAGGCAGAACAGCGCATATCAGGCAATAGGCTCATCAATGGGACTGTATGTAAGCAATACGGGTAAAATTATGGGCGCAAACGGAAATGTAGTTGCATCTATGGATGACTTGAAACTGCATACGGACGGAACCAGGACGGGAATTGTCAACATCAACAATACGCCTTATAACATTACCGTAAACAAGGACGGGACGATATCAGCGTTGCAGGAAATTAACGATAAGGCAGATTATGCAACAAGGGACAGGACTATTCATATTGCAGCGCAGTATATGGATAATCCCTCTATTGCGGCATGGGATGGAGTTACGGAACTTCACCACTTTAACGGTCTTGATAATGTTCCTTATGATGGATACAGAGCAGTATTGCATAAGGGTGAGCGAGTTCTTACTTCCGAGGAAAACAAGGAGTATTCATCTGGCAGGGACAATACAAATTATGACTATATCCGAAACATTGTCAGAAGCGAGATCAAGGGGATCGTGATAGAACTGAATGACAGGGAGATGGGCCGTGCATATTCCCGCTGGTCAGAAGGGAGGGCTTAGATGTACCCAGATATATGTTATGTGAATAGTAATAATGTGGTGCTTGATCTTACGTCCTTCCCTTATCTAGTCAATGATATCAATGAGATAACAGACTACTCCTGGGATTACGAGGCCAACGATGCACAAAAGGTAGTATCATTTTCCCGTGGGGTGTGCGAGATACCTATAACTATCAATATCCTTGCGAATACGCATGAAGAATATGTACAGGCACGAAAGAGGTTGTTTGAGGCACTGGAAACGGATGTGCTTAACAATGCGAGGGGGCGGCTGTACTATCATGGTCAGTACGTCCTTTGCAACGCCGTTACCAGCAAGAAAAAGGACTGGAACATGGGCGTTGACTTTGCGTTAGTTTACATCAAATTTGTAACGGACTGGCCTTACTGGATCACAGAAGAGACTTTCGAATATCTGCCATACTCTGGCGCAGAAAGCAAAAGCATTGGAGGCCAGAATTATCCGTACAATTATCCGCACAATTACACGAATACGCAGAAGGGGAACGGGATAATCCGTAATGAGCGCTATGCTGACTGCAATTTCTCTATGACGATATATGGAAAAAGCCTGAATCCAAGGGTATCCATTAACGGACACGTGTATGAGGTGTTCACAAGCGTTGATGACGGCGAATATATGGTCATTGACTCCAAAAGCAAGACCATAAGGCGGTATAAGGCCAACAAGCAGATCGTCAACGAATTTGGTAGCAGGAATATGGAATCATCCGTATTCAAATTGATACCGACTGGCAAGAGCAATGTGATCTGGGATGGGTCATTTGGAATAGACATCACCCTGTACCACGAAAGGAGTGAACTGCTATTAATCTGATAATTGCGGATGCGAATGGAAGAGAACTCAGGTATTGGGATATGGAGAGGAACCTTGATCTTGATATAGGCGATACCAATGACTTCCAGTTTGGGGTATCGCTTACGGAGTGGAATCACTCGAGCCTTGATTATGGATATAGGCTATTCGTGCCAGAGACAGAATATGGGGGAGTTATAGGAGATATAGAAACATCAACGAAAAGAGGACGGGTCATTGTACGCGGCGATACATGGCGCGGGATGCTGGGAAAGAAGATCGTAGAGCCGCCCAAAGGGTCATCACATCTTACTGTATCAGGAGAACTTAATGCCGTGATATCAGGAATACTTGGAAATTCGTTCGGCGATCTGTTTTCCGTTTCTCAACGGGATACCGGGATTATAGTAAATTATCAATTTGACCGTTATACTACTATGCTGGACGGATTAACCAAGATGCTAT